CCATAAGACAGCCATGGAAAATAAATATAGAAAAGTAACTATTGTAGAAACACAACTTAAGACAGAATATGAGAAGGAATGGCGAACCCGTGATGTCTTAATACGAAATCATGAAGGCAAGGAAATATGGGTGCCACTTACTCACATCCGTTGCGAGTGGAGTACTGCTATCCAACTACTAACAACTGATTACCGCACGAGAATCTCTTATCGTGATGACCGAGGGCAAAAGTATGCTGAACACTTAAGACGCAAACATAGCCGAGAGGTCTACACCCCAGCCTTGAAATTATTCATGAGCACTTTAGAGCAGATGACAGACGAGAGAGTGTGGGGACATGACCGAATTGAGCACGGCTTTAGTATTGAACAACTTAATCTAATGAATCAAGCACTCTCACTACTTAAGACAGAAAAAAAGGTGGAAGCATGAGCGACTGTTTTATCTGTGGAGAATCTGCCTCTTTTATTAAAGAGGATGGTGGCTGGTATATGTGCCGTCAATGTATCCACGAGGGAAAAGATTTGGCGTAAGGTTCTTGACAACTGAATATAAAACTGATTCAATATAACTACCAACTAGACAGGAGAAAACAAATGAAGCAAGACATTTTGATTGAAGCATTAGAGATAGCCAAGAATAACTTTGATTATGACGGCGAGTACGATAAAGCAAACGCAGTTCGTAAATACATTAAAGAGTTAGAACTTAAGACAGGAAACTAAAATGACAAAAGACTATTGCCAAGATTGTGGGCAGGTTGAATGGTTATGTATCTGCACACCATCAAGAAAAATAAATATGCCTTAAGACATAATGTGACCAACATCACATTAAGTTCAAGCAGAGTGTGACCAACATCACATTATAAATGCTTGACATGGCGAGTCGCAACTGGCAAAGTAGTAACTACCAACTAGACAGGAGAAAACAAATGAAAGAGTGGACAACTTATTGGTATGTGTGTGCCTCATGTGATTCATCTATTGAGATAACTACCAAGCGTACCAAGAACCCTGACCCTAAATGCACGTGTAAAAACAGTCAAGTAATTCTATGCCAAATAAGCCAACCATTACTTAAGACAGGAGCATAACAAATGACACTACCAGAATCAACACTTGAAGCCGTAACCAATGGGCGCAAGGACTTTATCTACAATGAAGACGGCGAGTTTATGGGAGCAAGCGGTGCGGGTATGGATTTATTCGTGCTACATAGTTTAGTTCGCTACTTAAGACTTGAAATAAAAACTGGTATGAAGATGACCCGCAATTTCAGCACGCTACGCAAAGCAAACGAGGTGCTAGGTACCAACTATAACCGCAAACAAAAGGCACTTGAACACCTTGAAGCAATACTTATTATGGCTGGCGAGTTACAAAATCCACCACTTAAGACAGGAGAATAATATGCCAAACTATATAGGGATAATTCTGTACCATCATGGCAAAGAGGTAGCAGTCTTCAAAGATATATGGGAAGTAATGGACTGGTTCCACACGCAAGGCAATAGTTCAATGTTCTTCAGCCTGACACACTTAGGATACACAGTTAAGGAGGTGCAAGGTGAACCGATTACTAACTAGCATGGTGCAGATAGGACTTTTAATTCCAATAGTAATAATGATTGTCTTCTTAGCGATTGACTTTCATCAAGACGGAATGAAACGGATTAGGAACTACGACTTAAGACAGGGGAAGAAATGATTATAGAAGTATTTGAAACTAGAGATGGTGTCGGTGAACCATACTGGCAGATGTTCACAAAAAGTACAGAAGATTCTGACCCTAACTATTTAGGAAACGCAGATTCTTTTGACGAAATCCTTGACAAGGCTAGAGATACAGGCTACATTCTTCATGCTTACACTTATGAATGGTGGGAGTGCAAACAACAGCAGTTACAAGAACTGATGGATGACTTAAGACGGGAGAAGAAAGATGTCTAAAGATTATTATCCAAGACATTTCAATGCACCAGAGTACGACCCAGCAAAAGATACAAAGTTTATTGTTGAGTTCACTTGCGAAGAAGAATGGCGAGGAACTATGGACAATGATTCCTTCAATGATTATATTGAAAGCCTAATGACAGAGGACAACGAACGCAGATGTTCATTCAAGATAGTGGGGAACAAATGAAAAGACAATTTCTAATTACCTATAAGACTGTCGGCTTAAGACGCATACTCGTTGAGATTCCAAGTTCAATTCAATTACCAAGTAACTGGAGTTCATTGAGTCTTGAAGAGCAGGATGAGTGGTTGTATGAGGTACAGATTCAATCACGCACCGATGGAGAAGATGTACACACAGCAGTACCCATCAAGATTAAAGAGTCAAACAGATTGGAGTTGGTCAGATGAGTATTCCATCAGCATATTTATTTGCACGAGCAGACTATCATCAACGCAACTTTATCTTATGCCTTAAGACATTAAATCCTGATGACCCTCGTTTAGTAAATGAGGCTATGAAATATATGGAGTATCTGCACAAAGGACTACGCAGACAGGAGGAAGAAGAGAATGAATCCATTACCGAGATGGCACAGCCAAGCCTCATGCGCTAACTCAGATAACCCTGAGATGTGGTGGTATGAGTATGATAGGTACAACCATGAGGTACTGGAAACAATATACAAAGTAGCCGAAGGTATCCGTATATGTGATGAATGTCCGGTTAAAGCCTTATGTCTTAAGGAAGGATTAGAGAAAGAGAATCTACCTTGGGGTATTCGGGGTGGACTTATGGCTTCAGAACGGATACAATATGCAGGTAGGGAATCAACTTACAAACATATCATGTATGCAGAACGCGACCTAAAAAACCAAGTAAGACACGTGCTAAAGACAGGGAGAATCAGTGCCAGTCAATTCAAAAAAATCAAGCAAGAAAGTAAAGGTGAGCAATGAGATGGCGAATAGTAATCCTAAGCCTCGCACTCGCACTACTAACAGTAAGCCCGTTAGCAAAGCAAGCACCAGTAAAAAACGAACCACCAAAAGCCCAAGCAAAAGCGTCAGCAAAAGTACAAAAGCACGCAACGTGGGCACAAAAGAAATCAAACAAAGCCCTCGCAAAGAAATACGCACAAGCAGGGTGGGGTTGGTCTGGAAAAGAGTGGCAATGTTTGGACGCAATCTTCTTAAAAGAATCTCGCTATGACCACTTGGCGGATAACAAAAACTCATCAGCGTTTGGGATTGGTCAGCGTCTTACGGAGACTAGCAAAGACCCCGGAGTCCAACTCCTTAAGACATATAGATACATCAAGCACAGATATGAAACACCCTGCCGAGCCTACCGATTCCATGAACGACGCAACTACTATTGATTTAAGAGGGGTGCCTACACTTGCTTGCATATGTGGCAGTTTAATGTTTAATATAACTGTCATGTGGGATGAGGAAACTAGAGCAGTTGGATGGTACGATTTGAAACAACAATGCCATACTTGCGGAGCAATCAGCACCGCACCAACAGAGATAGATGGATGTGATTAATGCCAACGTATGAGTATCGTTGCAAGGAATGTAATGCCATGTTTGTAATGTCAAGAGAGGTGGATGAAAGAGATGAGCCGGTCTCGTGTGGGTGTGGATGGGAAGCGAGGCGTGTATATTCACCGCCAGCAATCAAGTTCAAAGGAACAGGATTCTATAAAACTGGCGGGTGAATACGAAGACTTTACCGAGAAGTTATGGGTTGACCCAATGGAACAAGAAGATATTTGGAATGAAGAAAATTATTCTTAAGACTCAACTTTTTCTTCAACAGTATCATCATCATAAAAAGGTTTGAATCCACCTATCTTATTGATTAACTTTTTAATAGCACGCTTATGTCTCATACGTGCAGTATCTTCTGAACCAAGTTCCATCTCTCTTGCTATATCTCCAAAGTCCATAGACTCAGCGTATCTATAGAACAATACTTTACGGTCATCCTTACTTAACTTCCAGTAAGCGTAATCAACTTCAATCATCATGGCTAATAGGTTGCCACCTTCAGAGGGAGCAGATGGTCTTCCGGGTCTACCAAGATTAAGTTTACTGGTGCTACTCATCTCACCTCTTAAGACAGAAGGGAGTAATGCCTCAACCATATCCATCTCATAGTAGAAAAGGTCAGAGGTTTCATAGCCACCAGACTTGGCTTTCCAATGTTGGCAGTAATCAAGAGCATGATTGCGGAGGGAACGGTAGATTAAATTCTTAGCGTCCTTCTCACCGATTGCTTCCCAGTCATTTAACTTATTGGGATGAGTAAGAAACCACTCATATAAAGCCTGACGAATATCACCAGTATCTATTACATCAAACTTTTTATGGTATTCAGCAGCAACTCCATCAACAATGTGTTGCCAGCGAGATATTCTTTCCCATTCCATTATAGTTTTTTAACCCATACCTGTTCATTTGCTTCTATCATTTCCAGTTGGTCAGCAAAACACCAACGGAAGAAGTTAATTGCTGGTTTCGGGGAGTACTCTAGACCCTTCTCACTAGTCCAAGTGTAGTCATCAAACGCTATGATACCACCTGTCTTAAGTATACGCCACGCATAAATAGCATCACTAATTACAGCAGCAGCACTATGGTCTGCATCTATGTAAATGAAATCGTAGGTTAATCTGCGTCGCTCAGTTAGATAACTGACTGTATCTATTTGATGGCTAGATAAGTTGTTATACTTTTGAGTCTTAAGACGGTAAGTTTTTTGCACGTCAGAAAAATCCATCTTATGATGTTCTTCTTCATCAGAACCAGCCCATGTATCTACGTCATCTAACTTAGAAGATGGGTCAGTCAATATGTTATCAAGTAACCACACACTTGCATCTCCCGTGAAGACACCTAGTTGTAAAAACTTTAAGTCTGGCTTGCCTTTATAAGAAGATAAATGTTTCTCAAAGTTTGGTTGAGCAAAGCGAGCAAACCAATTAGGATACTCAGCCACTAACCCCACACCTTTCCCTCTACAACAAACGAACCATCTTTGCGTATCGGTATTAAGACAGGAGTTACATTGTTACCATCTATATACAACATTCCGAATCCTTGTTGCCAAGAGAACAGCCCACCCTTGACATACTTGGCATCTTTATAGCGCATTAAGTTGCCGACTTCCATACCCCAAATAGTTTTAGGATTAGAAGTTCCATAGGCTTGAGTGAAATGTGAAAGTCCCATGCGGTGTGTGTGTCCACAAACAACAGACATACCAGCACGCTTGGCTAAACCAAGTGCAGTCATGCCACCAGTGTGATTGATTGTTCCCTCATCACCATGTAGTAGTAACCATCCCGGAGCAAGTTGATATGGTTCACGATGATACTCAACACCTAAGTCATTAAGTCTTAAGAAAGATTCTAATGTTAGTTCGGGTAATCCAAGTAACCCCGGAGCACGCATCATTACAGTATTAAATAGTCGGTCTGTATGGTTAGAACGAATCATATGTTTAATCTTAAGACGTTCAAGAATAGAAACAGTCAAGTCCCTATCTCTACCTATGCTACGTTCATGTTCAAGTGGAGTGCCTTTACTCCAACGACTAATGGTTTGCATATCCATTTCGTCACCAACAGAAATTACTTCAGTAGGTTTGTATGACTTAATAAATTTCGCCAAGTTATCCACAGCCTTTGGCGAGTGATACGGTATCTGCAAGTCACTGACGCAAACGATTACCTTCATGAGTCCCACTTTCCTCTTAAGACCAGAAGACCTATGACAGCGTAGTTCGCCATATCCATTAAGGTATCTTCTAGGCTTTCGTACTTTGGTTCCCGTGCTTCATCTGTGAGGTTAACAAGGCGAGCCAACTTGTCGTGAAGACGGACTCGCAATCCATTAAGAGGTCCACCGGGTGAGGCTGATATGTTCTTTGGACCATAATCGTGGTGTTTTTGGATGAGTAATTCTGCGAGTTCATCCATTACTTCCGAGACTGAAGTGCTGAAGTTAAGATTGGCACTGTCACTGTTATGTCCAGACTCTCTGTTGTCCTGAACGCTTTGGTTATAAGAAGTCCATGCTGATGAAACCAATTTATTATCTGCCATACTTCTTCATCCTCTATCTTCGTCGCCATTAGTTAACCCCTTTTCTAAAAATTCTTCTAATGCTTTATCAAAATCTACCATCTCACTACCAACTACCATGTTCTCTATTAACTTATCCACAATGTCAGCGTTCTGTTCACAAGCGTACAGGGTTACGTAAGCAGACTGAGTGATTGTTTTTATTTCTTCTGGCTTACCAGCGTTGAAATATATATGTCTTAAGAGTGAACCAAGCATAAGTTTATACCCATTTTCAAGGAGTAAATATGGGTCAAACTCTTCATCTTCTTCTAAGAAATGGTCTACATAATCAAATGAATTAGAAAACTTTTCTTGACAATCTTCACAGTAAGTATTAGGATTGTAGTCTTCATCCATCAATTGACATCAACCCTTTGTTTGAAGTAATCAATACCAGATTGCACGAACACCGAATTAACATCTTGCCCGTCGGGGAGTTGAATGACAGTAACTGGAAGTTCTCTGGCAAGACTTGTGGCGAATTCTTTTCCGGGTTGGTCTCCGTCTGCGAATACAAATACTCGTTCAAAATCTTCAAGCAATCGTGTGTAATGTTTCTTCCAACTGTTTGCTCCCGGTACACCGACGCAGGGAATTCCAACGCAGTAAGAAAGAGTAAGCGTGTCAATCTCTCCTTCACAAACCCCAATATAATCTCCCGCTTTCTCAACATCTAAGACATTATACATCTTTGTCTCTGCTCCTGTCATGCCCATATACTTAGGCTCAACTGCAGGATTAAGGGAACGAAATCGTATGTCAACGACACCAGTCTTGGTGATGTAAGGGATAGATAGACGACCAGTAAATGCTTCATGTCCTGTCTCAGGCTCCACGACTACGCCTAATTGAGCCAGCCGTGCTGTCTCCAGATGAATTCCTCTTCCTTTTAGGTAGCCTTCCGCCTGATAAATGTTTTCCGAGTAGCGGTGCGCTGCCTTCGCCAATAGTTCTTTCTGTGAAACGCTTTGCTTCATTAACTGTTATACCCTCTCTATCGGCAATGATTTGTAAACTGTTACCTTTGACTCCACAGGCAAAGCATATGAAGATATTCTTGTCAAGGTTTGCAGAACCAGACTGATGTGTGTCGGAGTGGAATGGACAGCGAATATTGATTTGTCCCCAGTCTCTTTGTATGTTCGCTCCATAATAGTTGAGTATCTCTCGTATCGGAGGGAGGTCATTGTCTTGGTTCACCGTACCCCGCGTCCCGTAATAAGTTGACGACATCTTCTAACCTCATCATAACTGCCCAATCTTGAATCTTGGACTCACCTTGACCATTAAGTCTTAAGCATACAATACCTAGGACTTTCTTGCGTGAACGTTCTTTTAATTGCTTTAATGCTTCCGAAGGATTGAATCCTGTTCTTGCCTTTACTTCCCAATCAATACCAATACACCCAGTAACATCAGTTCCCGAACGACCTGCTCCAGTGCTTTCAGCATAAGGAAAACCGTTCTCTGCTAGATACATAGCAAGTACCTTCTGAGAGCGATAACCTCTATGTTTGCGCGATTGGCTCATTTTAATTCTTTTACATCGGCTTCTTCTAAGACACGAACACGACATAATAATTGATAGTGTCGCAATTCCAAATCGTGAATCAGTAACCTATTAGTGTCGTGATAACGTTTTAATTGCTCAAGCCTTTTCCTAATACTCATTTCAACTCCTTCTCAATAGCCTGAATGGTTGGGCAAGGATACATATGAGCGCACCAGCACATAAGACCACGAACAGGTACCCAGTCGGGTATTTCACTTGGCTTATGCAACTCCACTACTTTACGCAAAGCCATCCAGCAATCTTCTAATTCGGTACGATTGGTTATTTTGTCTAGCAATTCATCGTGTGTCATGCGTTCTCCGGTATGTCATCCATGAACATATACTCAGGGTTAAATGCTAACCAAGCCAGTAGTTGTCCATTTGCGTCTGCTCTTCCGTATCTATTCTTAACGGGTGCAATAGCCATACTAGTTCCGACAACTCCAAGAGTACAGATAAGCGCAGGGAGTTGAGCGACTTTACCTTGAAGGGCTGAACGGGGCTGACATGGTTTGCCTTCAATAGCCTCCGACGTATGATGAAGGATAACAACCGCAGCGTTAGTCGCTCTAGCAAGATACTTCAACTCCTTCATAATCGCACGCATTGATGCGAACTCTTCTCCACCATCTGTAGCAATATCCATTAAGTTATCCACAAATATTGCAGTCGGTGGACAACCCCATAATTCTTCAAAGGCTTGTACTTCTTCATCAATATCTTGAAGAGTAGGACTTGAGTGGAATGACCAGACAATATGTGCACCTTTAGACAGAGTTGCCTTTGTCCAACCGTGGTCATTCTCCAGCATTGCTTCAACATCAGTTTGATTCTTACCTGAAATCATTGATGCAAGGCGCATAGCCATAGTGTGTGCGTTGGTATCTGCTGATATATACAGTGTTGGGACTTTCATCTTAAGTGCTAAAGCAAGTGCAAGTGTTGACTTACCAACTCCGGGAGTTCCAGCAAGCATAGATACTTCTGCTCTTCGGATAATAATTTTATTGTTTTCAAAAGTTTTGAAGACCGGAGGCAGAGGTTCTCCACCAATGTCCGGTCTTCCGATACTACGTACTAATGTTTTCACTTTACTCCTGTCTTAAGGATGACGGGGTTAGAGCCTCATCCCCAACCCTAACCCTGTCACCACAACTGTACATCTATTAAGGATTTACCGGCTGACATTGAGCCTCGCCCTGTGGTTGAGGGCAGACCCACATCTTGTATGGCTTCCCCGTTTTCTTGCTGATTCCCGATAGATACTTTCGTGGTCCGTGGATACAGGTAGGCGACGCTTCCGCTGGCGGGGTCGGAGCGGAGGATATGGATGGCGTTGTGTCTTGAGTTGAAGGCGAGGTTGCTAAAGGGAGTACGACGTAAGCACCTTGCACTAACTTAGCAACTGCTGCAATTTGGTGAGAGTAATCACCAATACCTTCTAGTAAAACACTTAACTCATCCGCAGTATTAGCACGAATGTTAATCATATCTGCGTGTTGAGATGCAGATGTACGAATTGATACTTGTAGTTTCCAGTCATCATTAGCCATATTATTTTCCTTTGAACTGGCAGTGTTCTGTGAGTCCACAGAAACTGCAACTTGATAGGTTAGGTAAAAAGATACCACTCTTACGAGCCTTGTCAAATCCCGACACGAAGTATTCCATCATGTCCAAATTGTAACGACTTAGGTCAATCATCTCTGCTGTCCCAGACTCACGGGACATCCAGTAGTTGCCTAGGTTAACTTCTGTCTTAAGCATTAATTCAATTCCAACTTTGTAGAAACCTAATTGCAAATCAGAAGTAGGTCTACGTGCAGATGTTTTCAAGTCAACAATAACTAACTGACCATTAACTTCAAATACTCGGTCAATAACCATCTTGATTGGAACACCTGCTACTACTGGATTTAATTCTAATTCAATTGCTTTTGTTCCTTGTGGAGTTTTCCATATCTTCCAGTCAGGATTATTTTTACGCCACATAATGTAGTCATCTACCCATTTAGGACCTTGTTCATTCCACCACGTAGAATCTTCTTTATTAGGATTGGCTTTAGTAGCCCGACCCGCGACACGCGCATTTTGTAAGTTTGTTTCGGCAGCATGAACTTTCCATGCCTCTTCCCAGTATTTGTTAGTCATTGTCTAAGTCCCACTTTTCTGTTGCTTCATGGAAAGCACGACCACCAATAGACCAGATACTAGGTAAGTCTTCTATCTTAAGAAGACGACTTAGGTAATATTGATAACCACACGTTAAGTAAGTAGTAAATGCAGAATAAGAAATATGTTCTGGTAATTCATATGAATCTAACTTAATCATAAATCCCCTGTCATAGTTACTTGGTCCTCCCTTGGAGGACAGGAGGGTACTCAACAAAGGAGAACCAAGTAATTTTATTATATCATATATTAAGTTATTACACCATCGGAAACCAGATTTAGGAAATGCCCCCTTACCCCCATAAAATTTTTTTATTATGGAAGTAAGGAAGCCTCACCATCGTGTAACCGAGTTTGAGGTTTCGCCCCCATCCCCTCGCAGGGATTGTGGTATAGTACATACATGGAACCTATCCGTCAAGTTGACTCAGATGGTAAGCGAGAAGACATCGCTGCTGTTGCTCTATCAGGAATCTATCCTGACTGGAGATTCTACGGCACGCCTCGTTACTACTTCGCTGATTTCCATTTGACGAAAGACCACGGCAATGGACGAGAAAACTATATGGGAGATTTAGAAATCAAATGGCTACGCTCTTCCTCTAATCAGGTGGCGGTTTTCCCTTTCAATAAACTCCAGCAAATGATGATTGCTCCCCCATATACGGATGGTGTAGATGTTTACCACCGTATCTGTTTCCGCTTTGCGGATGGGACTTCCATAATTCCAGTCCGTATTCTGACAGGACAAATCCCTTACTTCCATGTGAGACAGGACACACAAGAGCGTGACTTAGTAGTTGCCTTCAATGCTCATGAGTACCCACAGTACTGGCACAACTTGGTCATCAATGAGTAGCCCTTATTCATTAATCTCTTCCTTGTTATGGAATGAATATGGATATGGGTTGCCCGATGCTCCAAGCAAGATGTCCAGTATAATACTTTTTGCCCTAGAAAAAGATGGTTATAAAATAGAAAAAGACCCCCACCTAGGTAAGGATACCTAGACAGGGGTCAGAGTGCCTCTATGAGGCGTATACGGCTTTTTAAGACTACTTCTTAGCACCAACTCCATAATCCTTGGTGGTTTTATCCAAGGCTTTGGCAAGAGGAGCGAGGACTGCTGCTAATGCAGCGGCACCTAGAGCCTTTGGGTCGGTAATTCCAGCCATGTAAAGTGCAACTGCTGCAGTCACTGCTGCTCTTAGATAAGAGCCAGCGATTGCATTAAGTTTTTCTTTGTTCATATTAGCCTTTCTTTTTTGGCTTGGGAGCGATTACTGCCTTTACTTTATTTAGTTTTGTGGCATCCCCTAGCCAAGGGAACCAAGGGGAAGTGTCAGTTCCTTTGGTCTCCTTGATACTGATATGTAAATGGTGAGGATGGGCATAGCCATCAAACTCACGGTGTCCTTTAGCCTCAGACCAGATGTGTCCCTGAAAGATTAGGTACTTAACTCTTGGGTCTTTTTGTAATTCTTGATATGCAACCTTGCAATCAATCCCATTAACAGGGTCATGACTTAAGTCGCAAGCAAAGCCTGAGTTGTGGTCAGAGTTTGGATTCTGTTTGATGTGTGCCTTAGATGGGAGCAGACCATCCGATGCCTTCTTCCTTTTCGGTTTCAAGGCTGTCGCTTGGCGTAGTACCGCAATCGCTGCAGGTTGTGCAACACGGGCGAGAGGAATCATCTTTACTCCTAGGTTCTAGTATTGGCGTGTATTCGGACCACATCTTTAATCTTCGTCTTCTTCGTCTTCCCAGATTTCTGCTGGGTCAATGCCGGGGAAAACTGGTTCTGTCCAATTGGGAAAATTTACTGTAGGCATATCATCTCTCTCTCAATATTCGCATTACTTCTTGCATCTGTATTTCTAATCTAGCAACAGAATCTTTGAGACTGCTGCCACCATTGGGGCGCAGTTCAGATAGATAATGTTTAACTAGAAAGCGAATCATTGTTGTAAATCCAACAATAAGAGTTAAGATAGATACGGCTAAGCCAGCCCAATCAGCAGGAGTCATTACACAGTCCTTATCATTAGTTCAAGGACTCCACCGAAACCACTAAAACCTCTGTCAGGTGGAGTACCGCGGGTAAATGTGACTCGTTCAATAACTGCCTGTCTGGTTTCTCCAGTGTTCAGGTCTTGCCAGTTAATGACATCGCCACCTTCTTCAATGTCTTCAAGTAATTGAATCCTGTCAAAGGCTCTGCCTTCATACCCAATTACTGAATTAAATCTATCGGTTTCTACATCAAAGCAATAGACAGGAAATTGAATTACCCGTTGTCTTGGAGTAGCAATTGTTGCTTTTGCTTGATAGCCCTTAAACACTGGTCCACGAGATGAGGTTGTTGCATCACGATAAAGAATAAATTTATATGAAACATATTCTTGTGCAGATGCTGGTTGGAGTGTAGTGATTTCTGGGGTTCCAACTACAGAGTCATATGAAATATGGTCGTACTCTGTATTGTTTTTATCAACAGTCTCAAGGGTCATTGACCCATAAGTAAAGTCTCCACGTCCACGAAGTCTCTTAAAGTTCTTTGGCTCAAGAGTTCCGTATCTAATCCTTCCAGTTGTTAAATAGCCATTGGTTATTAAGGTATCTGCATCCTCAATGTAACCGTAGCCAACACTTCCGGCAGCGGTAGTAAAGAATATTCTGTTGGTAGTTCCAAGGAATGAACAAGATGTTGTACTATGGTTGGATACTCCCGGATAGTAAATGTCATTTGCATAAGCAAAGCGTAGAGTTTCAATTGAATTACCTAAATCAATTCGGATAAGTCCGGGTTCACCATCTACTCCAGTAGCACACCAAACAAATCTATCTCTTGCTGCAAAGTCATAGCAAGGTTGAGTTGTCTCAACGATTAGTGGACCGTATGATATGGAGCCATCTATTTCCGAGATAGTAGCAACTCGTATTCCTTTGTTTGTTCCAATCATTAAATAACCAAGGTAGTAGTAGATGCGATATACCAATTCACCCGATGGAAATTCGGCAGCAACAACTGCAGAACTTAGGGTTGGCATTGTTCCGTTTGCTGCTATGGTAAATTTCTGAATACTTGATTGGATTCCATTGAATCCTGCTACATAAATTGCACTACCAGATGCAGCAATACTTGTATAAACATAGTCATTCGCTGTGTTTGTATACAACGGAGTTGGAAGCGCACTTGCTGTACTAGAGAATTCATAAATCTTATTATCAAAACAAGCAACAATTCGGTCTTTGACATATTCCATGACAGCATTGTCAACAATAGTTCCAGTAACTTGGAACAATGTAACTTCATCTGCAGTATTTAACGCAGTACCTGTTAATGGTTTTTTGAAAACTGTCATCTTTGTGACACCACCAGCAGTAACATTTGTTACCCAGTAAGCATGAGTTCCATCATCACATATAGCGTGCACTGGATAAATTCCAACACCAGCATTGTAATTAATGAAGTGAGTTACATTGCTTGTTACTGTTCCCACTGGAGAAACAGCAGTAGATGCTACGTTTGTTGCTGTCTTTGCATAAGTAAATGTAGTTGGGCTTGGTACTGTTGTAATGGTATATTCCCCATTGAATGTTGCATCAACGCCAGTAATTTCTACATCCATACCAATCTTAAATCCATGACTTGCATTGGTTGTTAATGTAGCAACGTTAGATGTAAGGGCTTTATTGCTTACATATGCAGTGATTGTTGGATATATTTTATCAACATCATATTTATCTTGCATAAGAACAGCATCTAAACTGGTTGATATAATTGCAGTACCAGTTGGAGATACAGCAGTTGATGGAACGTTAGTAGCAGTTAAGTTATAAGTAAAGGTAGTTGTTGATGGGGTTGATTGGATAACGTAAATTCCATCAAATGTTGTATCTACTCCATAGATTGTAACTGTATCGCCAGCAGAAAAGTAATGGGCAGATGCAGCAGTCAATGTGGCTACGTTAGTAGTAAGTGCTTTGTTATTAATAGAAGCAATGCCATTCCAATGTATACCTCTAGATAATTGCCAAGGTCTACGGTTGCTTGCAATAGTTCCAGTAATGTTATGGGTTTGAGTTACATTCTTAAGAAGAGTAACTTCACCTTTTGTCCATACGTCAACACCCTTGCTATCATTAAAACGATAGTGACCTACTTCATCGGTGGTGTTTGGGTCAAAGAAGTTAATACCTGTTCCAGAGTGGAATGAGGATTGGCTTCTTATCCACCATCCGGTAAGTGATTGCTCTCCCGGCTCAGCACCATTATCAAACTGGTCTTTGCGGAATGGTGCTGTCTGTCTTAAGTAGGGACGTTGGTCGTTGATTGCATAGATGAATGGCATACCACCAATAGCAACATCATAGGCAACGTCTGTGTTTTGCCACGTTGTAGTTGAAGAAACTATTCCAATGTCAGCAGCAATAGCACGACCATAACCAGAGGAATCTCCACGACCTTCTGTAATATCTCTAGCCACACTTCTCCTTTGGTTTCATCTGCTCATCTAATGGGTCAGACCTATCCTCCCAAGAAGGGAGGTAGTCATCTGTACAACTGCCTGTCAGTAAAGACATTACAGTGCTGCAATTTCCTCTGCTGTTAATCCTAATGCTGCTAACTTTGCTTGTGCTGCAGCCTTGGCTGCTGCCTTTGCTTCTGCTTCTGCTTCACGTGCTGCGCGTTCTGTTTCTGCGTTTGCTGCATCAACTTCCATTTGAGCAATTTCTGCATCTGTTAATTCAATAACAGTTTGCTCTCCTGTTTCGCAGTTGATTTCTAGTCTGGTTGGTTTTGTCATTGTTTCTCCTTATGAGTTCTTGATGCCGTATAAGTAAAATGATGAGCCTGATACAAATGATGCACCAGAACAAGCCACGCGAATACTTGTCACAGCAGTTGTTTCTGAATCTACTGCCGCAGTAAGGCGAGTTCCATTTGTTATTGTTGTTGTATTATTTTCATTTGCTACTGTTGAAGATGTTTGATGTTTTCCGGCATAAGTATAATTTGCAATATAAAATTCAGAATTGTTAAAAGTGTTGCTTGTAAAAGCAGTATTTGGCACACTTCCTTGATTGGCATAACTGTTTGAACTTGCTGAACTTCCGTTTCCTTCCAAACCTCTGGCACTTGAAAATGCGGCTTTGTTATTTCTAACATAAATGTTTTGTTCTCCTGCGCCGCCATCATCTCTAGTGGAAGCAACAATGAGTAAATCAGTATAAGTTTGCGGTATTGAATCAAAATCAACATAAGCAGCAGAACTTGTCAAAACAGTCTTTGCCAAAGCCACATAAGTATTTGCCATTTAAGCCGCCTTAATTCCGTAGAGGGATATTGTTGTGCCCGCGCTAAAGTTAGCAAAACAAGCAACAGTGATAGAAGTGATAGCGGCAGTATTATTCCATAAATGCACGCCTCTATAAACAAATCCTGCACCATTTTGGTCATTTGAACTTTTGTGTAAAACTGTTTTCTTTGTTGAACCGCGATAAGAAAAAATGTCAGTTTCAGACATCTGTGGAATTGTAGTACTTGTATCTGTATTTATATATATTAAAGAGTTACCCGTAGTCTGGTCGCTTGTTACACTCGTACCATTTCCATACATTTGCGTGGTTGAATAATTAAAACCAGTATCACCATTAAATCTTAAAAATGCCAAAGACCCTGCCGAGGCTGTTGTCAATCCTGCAACAATCACTTTGATATCTGTATAAGTTCCTAAGGAAGAAAAAGTGACAGTACTGACACCAGAAGGGCTACTTGTTGCTATTGGTTCGTAAGTTGCGCCCGCTGCCATTATGCTGCCGCCTTAATTCCGTAGAGTGCAAAAGTTGTTTGTGTATTAAAATTGCTTGCAGAATCTATAATGCTTATACTTGTTACTGCGGAAGTAGATTGCCATAAACCGGAAAATACATCTATTGCACCGGTTCCGTTTTGGTCATAACCTGCTAAACCTCTAAAAGTTTTATATTTTGTAGTTGAAGCGTAATCTAGCAAATCTATAGTCCATACGGACATTATATTGGTTGTATAACCACCATACATTCCAGAATCAATTTGAGTTTGAGTTGCTAAACCATTTGAAGTTACGGATACGCCTTGCCCTAGCAATCTATGTCGTGCATAATTGCTTCCTGTATCACTATTTGCGCGTATGTAAACATTGTTTGCACCACCATCAAAAGCAATCCCCCGTATTTGTAAATGCGTATAAGTGCTAGGAATACTGCTAAAAGTTATGGTCGTACTTGAACCCGTACCATTTGCAGTGGCAATAGATTCATAAACAGGAATTGCAGCAGCACTTGCCGCACCCCAACCATAGGCTCCGGCAGATACACCACCCCGCGTTGAAATTACTGGTGACACAATTTCCCCCTAATTAAGCAAACTTGGTTTGTGATTCAAAGACAACATATGTTGGTGTTGCTGCTGTTTTGATAATAGTGAAAACATAAACATCAATGCTTGATGCGTTACCAGCAGCAATAGCAGTTCCACCTTGAATCTTTGGAGTAACAGTTGTACCATCAATTTGAATTACGTTAGGATAATAGGCAGTCGTTCCATTGGTGTTCATCCAAACAACTGTGATTGCATCACCAGTTGCAAGTGCTGTGTTTAAGGAAACACCGCTGCTATATCTAATGTTTAATGTGTGGTTTGCTGTTGCATTGGTTGTGTAGTACCAAACAGATGCAGTACCAACTTCAAGGTTGATTGTTCCAGTTGCAGCAGAAGCCACAACATTTACATCTTCTTCAAGTCCACGCATTACGCCGTCTACAATAGTTGCAGTGTTAATTGCTGGACTAGTCAGAGTCTTATTAGTTAAGGTCTGAGTTCCAGTTAATGTAGTAGTTGTAGATGTCGGAGCCTTAGTATCTATCTGTGTTTGAATAGCAGAGGTAACACCATCTACATATCCAAGTTCAGTAGCACTTACAGTGGTAAATGCTGTACCAGAATCTGCTAGGGTTCTTGATTTAGTCATAGGTTATCCTTCTATCGCAAGTGGGACAATCTCAGCATCTATAATTTCTTCAGATTCTCGTGAGATAAAGT